AAGAGCGTATCCTATCTACAAAATGCACAAAACCGGATAGGAACAGTTTTTGTGCGACCTGGCTGGCTAGACAGGACTCGAACCTGTAACCGGGTGATTAACAGTCACCTGCTCTACCATTGAGCTACTAACCAAAACTCTGGAGGATCCTAGTGGAATTGAACCACTGTAAGAGGTTTTGCAGACCTCTGCCTAAGCCACTCGACCAAGGATCCGTGGTGAGCCGGGAGAATTTCGAAATCTCGACCCAGGGATTAAGAGTCCCTTGCTCTGCCTCTGAGCTACCAGCCCACGGTATCTTATTTATATATTAAATTGTCAAACAGCAGAAGAAAGAAACTTACGCAACCTTACGCTTGCGAAGCGCGGCACGCTGTAGTAACGGACGATGGTACCCTTAGAGTTGATACGAGTGTTACGCTCAATCACAACACCATCGTTACGCAGCCGATAGACCATATCGTAAGGATTAGCCACGCGGAAGCGCGAAGCAATCTGACGAGCAGTCAACTGAGAACCTTCGATAAAAGCTGCATGGAGTCGATCCAGCTTAGAAACATTCGTACTTGTCATAATCTAATCTCCTTCAAACTCAGTCAACTTAGTCATTATAGCGTATTTTGGGAAAAAGTCAAGCACTTTTTTCTCACTTATAGAGGATGTCTACGAGACGTCCATCTTCGTCGACGACCCGAATATCGTATCCCGGATAGCACGCCTTCGCTCCTTCCATCTCGATAAGAATCTTTTGCGGACCACTAGATGCACTCAGGGTGGTGCAGGTGCGCCATCCAGAGTTGTCACGAAACTGAACGTAGTAGTCTTGCATTGCCTTCTCCTAAAAATGGAGGACCCTCTGGGACTCGAACCCAGGACACACGGATTAAAAGTCCGATGCTCTAACCAACTGAGCTAAGGGTCCAAACCGTTTCAACTCATCATATTATCATAATACCCTAGATCGATAAAAAAGTCAAGGAGTTTTTTCATTAACATTTTTTAATCTTTGGCACCGGTGGACGGAGTCGAACCATCGCCGACGATTTTGGAGATCGTAGTGCTACCGTAACACTTCACCGGCTAGTTGGTACCCACTGTGGGATTCGAACCCACCCTGAAAGGATTTTAAGTCCTTTGCCTCTGCCGCTGGGCTAAGTGGGCGCGCTCTTACTTATAGATGTCTACAAGATCAATTCGCTTTTCGGTAAAAGAAGATGCATAACCACAAGCCATCAGGAACTCTTGGAACCTAGCCAAGATATCCGTGACAACTAGATCTGCTCCTCGCATCTCGACATGCACGATATCAGTAACTGGCGCACCGGATTCAGTGCAGCTGTTTTCCGAATATAGCTCGAACCTAAAATCTTGCTTAACCATGTTCTTTCCTTTCAACGAACAAAAAAATACGCATAAAGCACGTAGAACCAACTGAAGATACCGTGTAGGATCGCCCAACCGATGTGGTTATTCTCGTGAAAAGAAATAACCATGGCGAGAGCATTACCGAAGCCCAAACCTACATATTCGACTTTCATTGTCAGTTACGCCCGAAATAAGCGAGGTCAACGAACTCGCAGGTATACTTCCGCTCATTCTGAGAGATGAAGTAAAAAGCGTCGTCCATGTTAGAGAACTTCGTACGCGACACGATCTTGCGACCGGACTTCAGAGTGACTTCGTACATCTTTTTTCCCTCGTTCATCATATTATCATAATAACCTATTTTCTAAAAAAAGTCAAGGAGTTTTTTCAGATTTTTAGATTATTTTTTCGCGGGCAAAGAGGGTTCATGCAGGTCTGCTCGCTGGTTGGCGGACAGATGCAACCCATAGGCTGCTGGTGCCTGACTTTTCGCCAATCTTGCTCTATCACCTCGCGACGGAATAGCTTATCAGCAGCTAGCCCAGGGCAATCCGGATTAGAGCAAGTCTGGCCAGGACGCAGATTGCATTTTGGGCATGGAGAGTTGCTCATCGTTCTTCACCCTCTTCAACTTCTGCAAAATGTTCGTCATACTGGTCTAGCATATCCTTGAGATCCTCCAGCAACGCAGGCATGTCGTGAAATGCAAACTTCTCATCAAGAGAAGACATACGAAGCGGTTCGCCATCATCAATGGCTCCGCCGATCATCTGCATCAGCTGACGGATCGCCCGAGAAGTGTTCTCGAAAGCGCAGTAGGACATGTTAGGATAGTTGCTCATCGTTCATTCTCCCGTATAATATTGAATGCGAGTATAATCGGTGTTGTAGAATCGATCAGGATAAGGCAGAGGTTCTCCGCCGTAGTAGTGAACGCCTGGCATATGTTCGCCTTCCGGCACTTCGGAAATCGTGAGGTAGCGATAACCGCGATAGTTACCGGTCTTATGCAGAACATCCTCGAGAATGGCAATCATGCCCAGCCGAGTCTTAGGATCGGTCGTCGAAGTCCGGAGTGCCTCGTTGACTGTTTCAACAAGATACTGAACGTCGATCGTCTTACGCTTTGCCATCGATATTCTCCTTCAGCTTCTTACGGTTGTAAACTTTCTTGCTCTCAACCACCCGCTTACGGAAGAGCGGAGAGCGGAGCGCCCTAGCGATAGGATTACGCTTGCGGACCTGGCGCATCTTCATAATCTCCTGTGTCTCCTGTGGTTCGAACCCAATCTTCATAATCCATCATGAGCTCATAGATTTCTTCATCTGACGGCTCATAACCGGCAACCAGCGTAGCATATTCGCGCTGGCTAAGAGTGATTGGGTTCATCGTTCGCTCCTTCATCATATAAGCATCATAGCCTGATTTTGAAAAAAAGTCAAGCACTTTTTTTGAGGCTATCGACGAATTTTAGAGCCTTGACGTGCTCAACGTACCGAACGTACAGCCCTCGCTCGCGACCGTATGCCTCAATCTCCCAGGGCAAATCCCAGTACTCAACCTGGGACCAGTCGCGCTTCTCATTGCGCCAACGCTGTAGTTTAGAATCGCTCATATAGTCGCGAAGCTCGCCAGTAGCGTACTGCTTGACGTGCACCATTTCATGGGCTAGGGTTATAAACGTTTCGCGCTTACTCATCCCTTTCTCAAGGATGATAGTAAACTCGCGCGGACGAGCAATATCGTCTTCCCACGTAGCACCATTACCTTGAGTCTTACTGAAGACCAATCGAATCTTCAGGTTCTTGATGAGAGTCTTGCCCATCAACAGTTCGCCGTAGAACTGTGCGGCAGCCTCAATCTCATCGACGATAGCTACCGAAACTCCGGTAATATCAAACGTTCGAATCTGCATCTTCAATCCTTTCATCACATTAATGATTATACCAGGATCGGCGAAAAAGTCAAGCAGTATTTTCACATATCACGGGGCGACCAGCACCCCATTTCAAAAATATATTCATCACCGTCATCATCAACGAAAATAAAATCATGACCCGGCAGGAACTCAACATCAGGGTCACAATCAGCCTTCACGAGAAAATCATAAGCCGATTCAAGCGTGAAGCCCGAACCGAACTCAACGGTTTCAACACCGTTATCAGCGAAAAATTGGGTCATCAGTTTTTTCCTTTCACGTTATAAATTCATAATAGCCTATTTTTGAAAAAAAGTCAAGCACTTTTTTCAAAAAAATTCAAGAAAGTTTTAGGCTCTCACGTTCCGTTAAAAACGCCGACTGGGGTAATGTAGGGTCTAACGGAACGTGAGAGCCTAAAAAATAGCTAAACCGTTGAATTCATTGGGTTTATTGTTTTTTGGGCTATTCACGAAAACCCAATGAATTCAACGGTTTATAAGTCAGGCGCGCTTCACGGTCGAGGGACGGGCGACGATTGAGCCTTTTTCAAAAAGCTCACCGACGGCGGATTTTGAGCGATAAAGCAACCCTGACTCATAATTCCGGCGACCGCCAAAAAGTCCATGGAATTTTAATCCATAGAGGTCTTTAGGGGTGCCAGGGCGGCACCGTTTCACGGTACCACCACGGGCGAAAAATTCGGCGATCAGCTTTTCATCGTTCGTCATACTATCATAATACCCCATAACGTTAAAAAAAGCAAGCATTTTGTTTTTGAATGAAATCAGTGGGTTAGCAAATTCGGGATCATAACCCAATGATTTCATTGGGTAATATTTTTTTCGAAAAAAATAAAAAAAATCGGGAAAAATAATGTTCTTAGTTTTCAATGCCTTAGCGTCTTGAAAATCTTAACCCACTGTTATCGCTCGTTTTTATAATCCTTGCTTTTTTTACCATCTTAGGGTATTATGATAATATAACGTGAAGGGAAAAAATGATGCCTCGTGGTGTTCCTAAGAACGGTTTTCGCGCTCCCCGTGGCGCTGCTAAGATCGCTAAGATTCTTAACGTCGCGCCTGCTCAGGTGCCCGTCATCGTTGAGACCGACGCTGAGATCGAAGCCAAGCTGGCTGAACGGTTTGAGATTCTTGACACGATGACCGACGCGGCGATTTCGGGCGATGCCCGCGCAGTGATCGTTTCAGGTCCGGCTGGGCTTGGCAAGTCGTTCACGGTTGAGAAGGCGCTCAATGCCTGGGACCCTAACGCGATCAATCACCGCGTCGTGAAGGGTTACATCAAGGCGACCGGCTTGTTCAAGCTGCTCTACGCGCACCGTGCGGCTGGTCAGGTTCTGGTTTTCGATGACGCCGATGAGGTGTTCCTCGATGACACTGCCATCAACTTGCTCAAGGCAGCCTGCGACACCAGCGATCGTCGCGTCATTTCTTACATGACCGAATACAACATGATTGATGAAGATTCTGCCGAGCGGCTGCCCAAGAGCTTTGAGTTTGAAGGCACGATCATCTTCATCACCAACTATGATTTTGATGCGATGATTGAGCGTGGTAACAAGCTTGCGCCGCACCTGCAGGCTCTGGTTTCTCGCGCCCACTACATTGATATGGCGATGAAGACCAAGCGCGACTACCTGATCCGTATTCGTCAGGTTATTCGTCAGGGCTTGCTGCGTAACATCGGTCTTACCGAAAAAGCGCAGCTTGATGTTATTGACTTCATTGAGGACAACCAGGACCGCCTGCGCGAACTTTCCCTGCGTATGGCGCTCAAGATTGGTGCGATCCGCCGCAAGGGTGCGGCTAACTGGAAGAAGGTGGCACGGGTCACCTGCTGCCGCAACTGAGTTTCTAAACTACCCTAAAATGATGAGAGGTGGAAGCTTATTCGGCTTCCACCTCTTTTTTGTTTTGATCAGGAGTGTCAACGATGACGTACTTTGCGCGTTCATCTAGCTCGGGATAAGCTCTTAGGATCTTACGAACCTCAATCAGCTGGTCAATCGCCTTTCTGATTGTGTTCTGAACAACCTTATCGTTGTTCCCTTCCTCTAGGTCATACAAGGCGGATTGTAGATTACTATCTACAGAATAATCCACCTGGAACACCAAATCCTCTTCCTTTACAACTGTTTCAAGAGGCGGGAATAAGAGCTCAGTCACACGCTGAAGCTCTTCGTTTCTTAGTACGACTGGTTTAGGTTTCAGCCACTTTAGCATTGTTTTTTCGCTTTCCAATAGAGTACTTTGACTCTAAAATCCATTCCGACTTTTCTTTATGAGGTAAGATCTTGATATGACTCATAGGAGCCATTGGCTCTTCAAATCTTTCATTATGTACGATCTTAACCAGGTTCCATTCTTGAAGAAGATTTGCTATGGAGTTTCTTCGTCCCTTATCTTCATCACTGAAGTCGGACTGCTTACCATCTAACAAAAACAACTCTTTGAAATGCACAATGTAATATCTGCCACGTTTGTGTAGGATGTGACAAGATTGATAAAGTTTCTTTTCTTTCTTGGAGGCAACGCCGATACGAGTAAGAGTTTCCTTAATCTTCAGGAAATCTTCTTCTTCAGCTATGTTCACCTCCAATAATGTATCTAACAAAGTCATGAGTTACCTCTTCAAGAGCAGTTTTTGCTCTTATTTAGGTAATTACTTTTTTTTCAGCTTCAAGTCTTTGGCATCCGGGTAAACGTACTTGGATAGGAACTCTTTACGCTGAGGTTCAGACAATACCTTCCAGAATGCTTTGGTCTTTAGGAAGTTGTAGCCAATAACCTCAGCCACATCCTCAAGGATCTTGATTTCCTGCTTCTCCTCATCACTCTTCTTTAACCACTTCTTACGGCGAACCTTCTTAGGAACTGCGTAGAAGAAGTAGTCGTGCTGCATCTTCTTTTCGAGGTTATAGCACTGGTTCATTGTTGAAGCATGATGAAGGGTGTCGATGTGAATTGAGAATGCACGGTTGACAGTGAACGGTGTATACTCCTTGG